GATTTAATTCTTTTTCTTCAGTAACGTTACCAGCGGCTATCATTCCTCCGCTAAAGATAGCCTTTGCCCAATCTGGTAATTCTCTCTCTTTATTCGGTTTAAACCATTTAGTTTCTTCTAAAAACCAACGTGTTAATGGGTGTTCTTTTTTAAGAAGTGGAGAAAAGTCGTGGAATGCACCAGTTACTTTTTTTTCTCCTGCAATAATATCAAATCCGTAAATAGGTCCACCATTTGTCAAGTTAGGAAAAAGGCAAACGTGCATCATCCAAAGTTTTTTTGTATGTCTAACGTCAACAACATCTACGTGAGCTCGTCTTATATTTTTATTTTTCCAAGTACGATTGACCCAACCATAATCTGGATTGTTAAATCTATTCATACCTTCTTCAATGTATTCTTCACAATTTACATTTAAAGTGGCAACAATTTCGTCTTTACACTTTATTAGTCTGTCCCAAATCATTCATTTCTCCAAATAATCTTGTTGCATAATTGAAACATAGTTTTGCCTCTGGCACTACATTTTTTTCATATGCGTTAAGATAATTATTAATTATTTCTTTTACTATTCTTTTCCATTCTTTACCATTTGCACCAAAATCGTAATATTTTTTTGCAGGTACTTTTTTAGCAATCATTTGACCACCTGATAAATCACCTAAATGTCTTACATAAATGTGTGCATACAACTTTTCAGGATCATCTGTTATGGTATTGATATGTTCTATATACTCTTTTGTACTTTGTGTAATTACAGGTTTTTCTTCTTTAGTCCACAATTTTGCATAATCTTTGTGTATATTTTCTGCTCTTTGTAAACCAGGTGTTTGTCTGAATAAACCGTTATGATTGCCCCACTTTTCTAATTCAGCATAACATTGTAATTGATTATACAGATAAGTGGCATATAATTTAGGATTGATTTCACCTGACATTAAAGTTTTTACAAACTCTTGTCGTTCAGCGTTTTTATGTTCTTCCCAAACTAATTCTTTTATATCATAACTCATTATTGAAAATGTGGTCCTCTCACCCAACCTACTAAACTTTTTCTAACACCTTTTGTAACTGGAGTAACCTCGTGTAAGGCATATGAAGGAAAAAAGTAAATTCTACCTTTCTTTTTTTCTACCGTTGTTGGGACAGATGAATAAAATAAATTTAAATCTCCTCCTTCAAAATTGTCATTTAATAATAAAGAAAAACTTAATTTTCTTGTTGTATTACTAAAATTATTTAATATTGTATCTACGTGTGCTTTATAGAATTGTTTTTGAGTAGATTTGTAAACAGTATATTGTAAATTTTCTAAATGATCTAATTTGTATTTAAACCAATTATTATTAGTTTCATTTATTAAATTTCCTATTTTTTTAAATATCCAATGATTTTCTTCTTTTTGTGCATACAAAAAATGAGTATCACTTTTTCGTATTTTTGTATTTTTATCATTTTTTGACCCTATACCTGCAGTTTTAGATTCAGATAGATTTTTATTTATAGATTGTAATTGTATTTTTTTTAATTCTTCTTCATCAAAGAGATTATCATACCAAACGTAAGATTCATCTTTCCTTTGATTTAATTCCCATTTTAATTCCATAATATTATATATACGAGTTTAATTTAATCTAATTTAGGCCACTTCTTTAAAGGACATTCAAAATATCTAACTCTTGCTTTTAATTCTATTACACAATTGCAATCATTACAATAATGTGTATCAAAATGTTTAAATTTTCGGTAGTGTTCACACGATTTACAAATGTCGTGTCTTTGATGATACTCTTTATTTGATGTTAGAGGTTCTTTTATGTTGTTGACTAAAATATTTGCAATATCATTTATTTTCATAATTTATCATAATATATTAATTAGGTATATCTCTTACAATTTTTTGCCACTCACCTTCAGCCTCATTCCAAAATACTGAAGTTATAGTTCCTGCGACTTCATCTATAGTTTCTACTTCTACAGGTCTAGCAACTGGTGGTTCCCATTCCCAAGTAGTAGCATTCCAAACCCAAGAACCATATGGTGATTCTGGAATAAATGCGTCAGCACTAGGGTCGTAAGTCATACCTACACCTGCTGGAATTTTTTTAGGATTAGTTTCTAAATTTCCGTCTGTATCGTAACTATGCTCAAAACTTTCTTTGTAAGTATATCCATCACCAGACAAAGAATTAATAAAATCAGCGTCTGATTCTAATAAATTTACAACTAAATTGTTATTGTTAATTTTTGCATACTTAGCCATATTATTATCCTACTAATGTACTAGTACCATTAAAGTAATGAATTGTTTTTCCGCCTGATTGAGTAACTGTTCCACCAGTCCAAACTTGTGTTCCAGGATATGATACAATTACATTACCTGACCCGCCAGCTCTGGATTCACAGTAAATACTACCACACCATTGAATGCCGCCGCCACCACCTGCGCCGCCAGTTCCACCTGTTCCACCTTGAGCAGGTTGACCACAACAACGTGAGCCGTATCCTCCGCCACCTGGACCTCCTGGTCCACCTGGTGATTGTTCATAGCCAGCGCCGCCAGCGACACCACCGCCGCCTCCAAAATATTCGCTTGTTCCTCTTATTGTCGTTTGTTGACCAGGACCACCTTGTCGTCCTTGTGCGCCATTTGTTCCACCATCTCCTGCAGAATTTGTACCTGTACCTCCAGAAGCAGTAAGCGTTGAAATACCTGGACCAGAAAATGAAGATGAACCACCTGATCCACCACTAGCACCACTTGGTCCTCTAGGAGAAGCGCCACCGCCTCCTCCTACTGATACTGAATAACTAATACCAGGAACTAATTCTTGGCTTGTGTATTCTTCTACAGCACCACCTGTACCTCCTGGAGAGTGACCAGTTTGACCGCCGCCTCCACCACCAGTTAATAAAACTGCTACTCCAGAGATAGGTTGTAAAGCCCATTCTCCTGATCTCCTATATTGTTGATTGTCGGATAAGGACCATATTCCGCCTTCAGCATTATTACTTGCTGGTACGTTTTTCTTTCCTATAAATCCTCCGTTACGTCTTCCCATAACTTAAACTCCTTCTATTCTATAATTTCGTAAGAGCAAACTATTGTAAGGTCACCGTCAACTGAAGCAGTAGCGTTTAATGAATCTCCTTCTTCTAAATAAAGTGATTTATTTAAAAGGTCTAATGTTGCGTCATTATCAACTGTAACTGTATATACAATTGGATAATCTGTAGATGATCTATTAAAATTAATAGTTATATCTGCACTTGAAGCTCCATCCACGTTTGCAACGGTTATGAAATTTATTTTATATACTTGACCACTTGCTGCTGAATTTGTTACAATAGTATTTCCTGATGTAGTAGGATTTACTATAGCAGTTTTACCTGTGATTCCTGTTACGTTTACTATATTTGGTGCTGCCATATCTTATTCCTTTATTTTCATATCTATTTATATGAATCTTATTTTATCCTCCAAATACAATAGTTAATGCTATTGCCTTTCCTGGAGATGCCTTTCCATCTATTTGAGTTTGTATCGCACTTGTAACTCCATCTACAAAGTTTAATTCAGTAGATGTAGCAGTAAGAGCGTCACCTGAATTTATAACTGGAGAGTTAACATTAGGTGATGTTAAAGTTTTATTTGCCATTGTGTAAGTTGATGTTGTAAAAGCATTATCAACATATCCTTTAACAGCAAATTCAGTAGGTACAGCTGTATTACTGTTTCCAGATAATGTATTATCTGTACTAAATTCGTTAATTGTTGCACCAATTTCTGCACCAATTGATCCAAGTTGTAATTCTGATAATCCAGAAAGGTCAAAGGCGTCTGCATTAAGAGTTGCAACACCAGTTGCCTGTTCAATTCTGAATAAGTCACCAACTCTAAAGTCACCTTTTTGGTCAGTTGATGTAAAGTAAACACGGCCACCATTTAATTCTTCTACTTCATCTGTTTGATCTGCTGCCTGTGCTGGACCTCCAGGATAATTTGTAGATGTAATATCTCCAGTACCAATATCTAGGAAGTCGTGTCCAGTTAAACGAACATTTGAAAAACCTGTTGTTACAGTTGTTGATGTATTATCTGCAATTGCGTTATCAATAATAACACTTTCTGTTAATCTAACTAAAGCAGTTTGGTTTGAAGTGTTAGTTTCTGATACAGCAGATACACGATAATATTTACTATCACCTGCAAACTGTATATTAGAACCAACTGTTATAACTCCTGTTGAACTTAATGTTCCGTCTGAAGAATCTACAGCAATTAACGGACCAATCTGTCCTATTTGACCAGCTGTACTATCTCCTGTGGAACTATCAAGTGTTATTTGATATGTTGAAGCATCATCTTTTGTAATTGTACAAGTTTCACCTTGTGTAAAGTTACCTGTTCTACTTTCAATATGGATATAATCTAATGAAATATTTGTTCTTAATACTGTAGCAGTAGCACCTGAAGTATCACCTACAATTGCAGCTGCAACTGGAGTACCAGACGTTGTAAGAGTGTCTGATATATCACTTTCAGTAGCACCACCTAAAAAAGCAGTTGCGTCATATTTAAGAATTTCTCCACGTGATGAAACTGTAACTGGTGTTTCTCCAGGAAGAGTACCGTCAGCTTCTGCACCTTTTTCACCATAAGCAGAAGAACAGTTTAAACCTCTAATAAATCCACCTGAATGTGCATAATAAGATTTAGCACAATAATAAGTGAAAACTGAAACCATCTCACCACGACCACCTGCCAATGCGTGAACACCAATACCATCGGAGTTAATTTGTGTAAAGTCATTTGCAAGAATAGATTTGTTTCCTGCATTATGTAAATTACCATCAATTTGAATACCTGTTGCGTTTGTATTAACTGAAGTACAGTTTTGAACATAAGGAGAAGCAGAATTAATTGTTAAAGATGGATCTAATGAAACTACAGCAGCCTTACCTGTACCACCAGCAGTCGGTGTACCAGTTAAGCCTTTAAATGACATTTGAACAATATTGGTTGTATCATTTACCAACCACATATTAGAAGCATTGTTATTTTCTAAACTATCTACATCTAAAGTTAAATCACCTCCACTACCAATATTAGCAGATGGAATTGTTATTGTATCACCTGCAACATATCCATAACCACCGTGATATATTGTAACTACTGAAACGATACCAGAAGCAACTGTAATATTTGCTACAAATCCATTACCATTTCCACTTGAAGCAGATTGTTGAACGTAATTATAATTACCGTCTGTTGCACCAGAAACGTTTGTATTAATTGAAACTGTTGCGACTTGATGTCCTGTACTTGTAGCAGGTCTAACTTCAGTACCTCTTAAACTTTCACCTTGAACTGTAACACCTGTAGGAACTCTTAAAGGTAAAGTTTCTCTATAAACACCATTCTTAACATAAACAACATCACCAATTGAAGCAGAAACAACTGTGATTGTAACATCTGTTGAACTTCCCATAGATGAACCTGGAAAAGTAACTACATTCCCAGCAGCGTGTCCTGATCCACCATTTGTAATAGTAACTGTGGGTGTTGATGAACCATCTGTAACTATTCTTGCTGTTGCACTTGTTCCTGAACCTGTGGTTGCTGATTGTGACACATCATAAGTTCCTGGAGTGCCTCCAGTACCACCTGTTATAGTATTAAAATCAACTATGTCTCCAGATGTAGCAGTTGATAATGCGTGATAAATTGTTTTAAACGGTAAAAATTGTGTACCTGGATTTGAATCTGATCCAGAGTTTGCAACGTAGATAACATTTCGTCCTTCAGCATTTGACCAAATAGGATCAACTCCGTCTGTTGATAAAACTGATCCAACTACACCAATAGGCAATCTAGCAGTTTGTGAAGCGTCTTGGTAGACTAAATCACCTCTTGTATTTAATACAGCACCTGTATCTCCTTGTGCTAATACAGCCCATACTGTTCCGTCTGTACCTGGAGTAACATTTGTTTGTCTATCTTTTATTTGAACGTATGATGTTGAGGTGTATCTTACAACATCACCAATATTATAAGTTGCAGCTGCTGAATATGTACCTGTGTAATTAAATCCTTCTACAATTAAATTCCAGTAAGATGTTTGAGGAGAACCATTTGTGTCTGTTGGATATTGATTTGTATGATTTGCAATACACACATAAGCATTACCACCATAATTTACAACATCTCCTGTTTTGTATGTTGTTCCGTGTGAATAATTTCCAGTAGTTTTAAAACCTGTTGTTAAAACATCCCAATATGAATTGTCTGTGGGTGTTTGTCCTGAAGCTGGTGTTGAGTTTACATAAACATAAGTATATCCACCATAACTTACAACATCACCATCTTGGTAAGTTGTACCAGCATTATAAGTATCTTCAAATTGGAAACCTTCACCAAAAACTTCAAACTTTGTGTTATCAAATGAAGATGTTGAAGTATGTTGTGTGGTTGTTCTATATTGAAATGCACCGTATTTAACTAGGTCGTTTAATTTATAATGAGTTGACTGTGCCCAATCACCTTTAAAATACAAACTTTCTGAATGTAATGAATAATATGCAATGTCTGTATAAAATCCTACTGATGTTGATTGAGATGTGTGATTAGTAGTAACGACATATGTATTACCACCATATTTTACAATATCATCTATTAAATAAGCTGTAGAGGTAGCCCAATCACCTCTCCACTTAAATTTAATTCTACCTAGTTTAAAATCTGCCATTTGATAACCTTATTTTATTACTATTTATACGAGTTAAACTGCGTCTTGCCAACTTGTTGAAGCTACAGTAGATGTTGATTCGAATGTATCAAAATCATCACTTGCTAATGCCGTCAATCCGTATCCTATATTTTCCCTTTTAATTAAATAACCGTCAGAATCAACATAATAAGTTGCGTCTCCATCTTCAAACAGATATTGTTGATATTTGTCGGTAGTATTATTTTTATATGATTTATCTAATTTACCTACTGCAATTTGCGATCCGTTAAATGGTGCAATATTAAATGTAATTGTAGGTGAAGAATAACTAAATTCTACATTATTTGATTGTAAACTTCCATTTACATATACAGCAATTCTGTCTCCATTTAAAACGGGTGCTGTTAATGTAAATGCAACTGTGGAACCGTCACCTGTAAAATATTCAGTAGCACCAGATTGTAATGCTAATTTTTCATCTACATAGGCACCTGTAGTAGGTAATTGTTCATCACTTGGATTACCATTTGATACATCTATAGATACATTTTCATCTTTGTCAATTTTAGTATAATATAACATACCTTCAGTTTTTCTTCTTAAACCGTGGAATGTTTCCTTATTTTGTTGACTTTGTGGAACTATGTAACCTAAAGTTGCCATTAACTAATCTCCAGTATACTTGCATAAACTTCAACATCTGGTGATGAGGAATCTGAATTTACTTCAGCAACGATTCTTAATATATCGTTTGTTTCTAAATTAATCGGTTTGTCTAATACTAAGGTATTTTCTACAGGTATTTTTAATGATTTACCAATATGATAAAAAGTAGAACCACCGTCTGTAGTAACTTTAACATCTACATTTGCCTCATTTGTAGAACTTTTATTTGAAATGTAAACTGCGTGAACAACAGCAGTTACACCAGAAGCAGTATATAAATTTGCACTAGAATTATCCGTAGTTACAACGGTCATTCCTGCGTTTTTAAACGAACTTGCCATTTATATAATTATCCTCCAAATACTATAGAATATGCCAATGCGTCACCATCCATAGCAACTGTACCTGATTGATTTGGTAAAGTTATTGTTCTATCAGCTGTAGGATCAGTTGTAGTTAAGGTTGTGTTAAATGATGTTCCTTCAACAACGATATTTCTACCTGATTCAATAACTGCAGCTGTACCTGTTCTATTAGGTAAAGTAATAGTTTTGTCTGTTGTTGGTTCCTCGACTGTTAAAGTTGTTTCAAAAGCATTTTCTAATGCACCTTCAAATACTAAATCACTACCATTTAAAGTTAAATCATTTGTTGTTACAGCACCATTATCTGTTACGTCTTGTAATGTAACTGATCCTGCACCGCCAACTTCAACAACTGTTCCACCTGAATTTTTTGTATAAAATTTTCCATCAGTAACATTCATTGCCAATTCACCAACTTCAAGTGAACCTGAACCTGGTATTTGACTTGGTGTTTCTGATCTTTTTAATTTAATAACTGTTGACACTAGAATGATCCTCCGTCAATAGTTGTAATTGTAACATCACCAGATGTTACTGTAAAATTGTCTGAAGTAAATGACGCCACACCTATATTTGATGTACTTGCTAATTCACCTGAAATTG